AGATAAAGAAGAGAGACTTGTTTCTGTTTTTTCTATTTACAATGCAGGTTTTTACAGAGACAACCCTGACTTAGTTAAATTTTTACTTAAACACTCTAGCAAATAAGGATAATAATATGGCTGTTACCAAACGATTTGACCGAGAACTATATGATAAAGCTGATAAACTTGCTAAAAAAGTTATTACCAAACATTTAGTAGAGACAGGATATGATGTTATAGAAGAACCTGTTCGGGGTAAAATAGATTTAGTTGCTATGCACCAAAGCACAGGAGATTCTAAGTATGTTGAAGTTGAAATGAAGTATGCTTGGAAAGATACATGGAATGAGACTTGGAAGGATGTAAGAATACCTTACAGAAAAAAGAAACTTATTGATAAGTATACAGATAAAGATGACTATGGTAGGTCGTGTTTAGATTTTTATGTTTTAAACTATGATGCTACAAAGGCTTGGGTAATATCAGCAGACATCATCGAGAAGTATGGTAGTGTTGTAGAAGTTTCTAATAAGTATGTTAGAAAAGGTGAACAGTTTTATTCTATACCAGTCGATAAAATATATACAATTAATTTATCTGGAGATAACTAATGAAACTAACTCTTGATGTGGAAAATACAGGCATCACTCGTGATGGTAAATTACACATTGACCCTTATGATTCAAGCAATCAACTTGTCATGGTTGGAACTAAAACAGATAAGAATGAAACTCGTATCTTTACGTTTCACCATGAACAGGTTACGGATGTAGACAAGCCAGATGATTTACAAAAATTGTTAGACCAAGCTACAGTATTAATTGGTCACAATATTGCTTATGATTTAACTTGGTTGTGGGAATGTGGATTTAAATATGATGGTCCTGTATTTGATACTATGTTAGCTGAGTATGTTTTAAGAAGAGGGATAAAATCTCCTTTAACTTTAGCAGCTTGTGCTGAACAATATAAATTACAAACACAGAAACAGACAGCATTAAAAGAGCATCTTGATTCAGGTGGTACAGTAGCAAACATGGACTATGATAGGTTGTGCTCTTACCTACTGGATGATTTAAATGCTACACAAGAACTATCTAATAAACTTTATATTAGACTTAATTCAAAAGAAGATTCTTCTCTTATGAATACTGTTTTATTAACTAACAAGGTGGCAGTTTGTTTAGCCAAAATAAATAAAAGAGGTATGAAGGTCGATAAAGAAGTTTTAAAACAAGTGAGATTAGAATTTGAAACTGAACAGAAAAAATTATTAGAGGAAGTTTATTGGCAAACAAAAGATTTAATGGGAGATGTTCCTATAAATCTTAGT